GCACGAATTCCGGTTGCTCCACTGGTCGCGATCGCCTGATCCATGAACGCGAATTCTGTCGGCGTCCTCGCGGCCCAGAACCCTTTTAATGCGGTAATCGCCGCATCGGCTGGATCGTACATCGATTGCCACTCGAACGAGATCTTGCGCTGCCCGGCAAAGTAAAACGTAACCCCGCTGCCGGTTCGCAAGTCGAGCTCGGTTTCGTTGGCTTCGTCTGTGGTTTTGATTTCACCCATGTTTTGAATCGCCGTCCAAGTCGGCGTTGCGTAAGACCCAGCGTTGTAATACGCCTTGCCATTGAATCCCATCACAGGAGCGGTTGTCGCGGCCATGTTTTCCCTTTTATCGAAAAGTGTCTCTAAAAACTTCTGGAACTGAATTTGTCAGCACGTCTGCGAATGCTGGCGACATAAACGGTCGCGCCAAAATTCGCACCACCCGACCCCGAACATCTTGCGACTGACCGCCGTATTCCATGGCGCTGACCGCGTCTTTTGATCGCCTCGTTAATAGCACCGGCCCAGCAACAACCGACGATAGGATTGGATCGTAGTCGTATCGAATTGACCGCCGTAAATCTCCGGTATGGCTGTTGGGAGGCGACCCAGGCTTCGAGGAAACTGACCCATCTAAGATCGATTCCATCGCCGCCTGTCGCGTTGCAAACCCGATTTTTTTTCCTGCTCGCTCCTTCGATTTCTCGATTAACTCAAGAATCGAATCGTCCTCAAACTCAATTTCTTTCATGCGAAAAACAATCACGGTACTCGTCCGATCAACTCGAATTGCACGAGAATAATCCCGGTATACAGCAGGTTTTCAGTGTCGGTTTTCACAGCCAGCCACGGATTATCGGCTGTGTCGCCAAACTGAGAATCAACGCAGGTTGCTGATGGATACGCCGCAAGATGGACACCATTTTGGAAATAGTCCGCAATCAGTTCTGCAAGGGACACCAGATCGTCAGTCTCTCCGTTCGTGTCCCCTTTGAGGCCCTTCTGAATACCAATGAAACATTCAATGTTCGCCGAATACCTGTCCCGAGTAACACGCTGTCGCTTGTAAGTTTTCGGAACAACCGTTACGTGCAGGTTTGCCATATCGGCGCGGTTTGCACGAGGGATGTTTTGCCGAATCGCGTTGAAGGAATCTGTGTTCCAATTCCTGCTATTCAGCTCCGATACAACAGCGTCGGCAACGTCAATTAACACCGACATTATGCGTCCTTAATCAATGTCGTATGAACCCGGATCATCGACCTGTTTTCATCGTCATATTGATAGCACGGCTGCCCCGCTGGCTCAGTCAGGATGTAGGTTCTTCCCGCGTCCACAATCTTGTCCCCTCGCTCTGGGAGTCTCACTGCACCGCTCAGGATGAGTTTTGACGGCACGAAGGAAAAGTCCCGCGTCTCGATCCTTGTTACCCCATATGTTGTCTCTGCATCGAATAGCGTTGACGACACGAGTGCATCAAGCGCGACCGACAACGAGCCCCTCTGATACGCAACGGAAACCGCGAAATGATTGGTGTTTGTAAACACCGATTCCGCGTGACCGTTAATCACATCATTCAGGTTTCTTCCCATCGTCAACACCCTCTTCAACTGCGGAAATCACGTCGTCCGTGATGATTCTTGCGAACCCTCGATCATCCATTTCGCACGGCAAAAGAGCATTTCCGATGTCTCGTTTCATCGCCTCGATTGTGCGACCGTCGAGTTCAACGGGAACCCCAGGAACAAATTCGTATTGCACCGTTTTTTTCCCGACCAGAACCGTCCGGCGAAAATTTGCTGGCCAATCGCGCCTTAGCATCACAAGCGGCATTGAAATAACCTTAAAAAGATTTCCACCAACACGTTTTATCGTGCTGGCGAAAATCGTATTTGAAAAACTCACGTAAATGTGGTCAAAACACCCTTCCACCACGCGAAATACCCCAGGTTGTATCGCGCCTGAGTCATGAATTTTACGTCTTTGGTTTCGATGTCGTCGAGACCCTTCATCATGCGGCTGATCGGCTCACGAGCCTGGAAAACGAACGGCTTGTAAGCCCCGTCCAAGTTGAACAAATACATCTTGGATGAATCCGTCAGATAGGCGCTCGATACGACTCGCGGAGCATCAACAACGACGTTAGAGGTGTTGCTGATCATCACCGCCGTTACCGCTTCTTTTGCGACCTGCTCAAAGTCCGGGTTAACCAGAATCAGCAGGTTGCTTAGCCCTGTGCTGATTGGTCGATTGAGCAACTTGCCTTGATCGTTTTTGAATTTCAGCATCGCCGCGCGTGCGGCATGAAACGCGGCCTTGAATTCAGTCGATGTCGGCACGGTCCCGGTTGCAGCAGCGTATGTCAGGCTGTTGCTCTGCGTCCCGCTGTCGCCCCACGAGTGATCAGTATCGAAGAAATACTGACCATCGAAACACGCGGTCGATTCCCCGGCCACCAACGAGGTGAAAAACAACTCGTCAGGATGGTAGCTGGCCTCGATTGCCAAGTCCTCCATCACCGGCCCGTACATGCCCATGCGATCGTCAGCAAGATCCGTCTTTTTGATAAGAATCGAATCTTCCCACAGCTTGTTTGCGATGACGAATTGCCCGGCTCGCAATTCGTTGAACTTGCGATCGCCTAACCATTCGCGCACCCCCGGCATGTTGCCCAGCAGCCCGTAGGCCTCGTCGGCTCCATCGCTCGGAACCACGGTACACATTTGCGGATAAAACGGGGTTGCTGCGGCCACCCGAAGATCGAATTTTTGCGTCAGCGTCCGCAGAGTCACTGTCGCTTTTGCGGTATCAAGAGCCATTGGATTTAACTCCTTTCAAGAGTTTTTGTCGTCAAATGTTTTTGTTTTGCGAGGATCAGGCTCGGCGTTTTTCTAGATCGAGAACACGCCGCTGCAGGTTCTGAACCACATACAAAAGTGTGATGGCCTCCGCAGCATTACTGAAACCAAAGGGAGTCGTGTTGGTGATCGCTGCAATCGCGTAATCTGGCGTTCCTGCAGCGTCTGCCGGTGTGATCGTGGTTAACGCAGCCACTGGCAACGCGCCGTCACCAGTTGGGTAAATCGCCACTGTCAATTTCGTCGCGCTGACAAACCCAACCACTCGACCGATTGGCACGCTCGTTGATCCGATCGAAGTGTTGATTGTGAAATTGTCGTCACCATAAACATAATCGCCGACGTTGGCCTGCGTGTATGTCCCGGCCCCAACGAGCTCGAAATCACCCTCGGCCCATACCTCAACCTGCACATCACCGGCAGCCCCGCTGGAGTTGTCCGCCTGTCCGATTGCGATCCCGGCGAAGCCGTTTACCCCTGTTGCGGTAACGTCCGTCGCAAACCCTGCAGCGGTGATGAAAACCATCGTGCCTTGGTAAATGTTGACGGATGCGGCAACCGGGTAAGATCGCTTGTAGCCGTCCTGAAATTTCAGCAATTGATTGGCAGTAACCGCCATGTCTTCTCTCCAAAAATGAATGTTTTTGTTTGTGGTTTTTCGATCACCCGCGTCACTTCGGCAGGGACGTCGCGAGATTGTCCAGCCCGTCATCCACTCGCCGCATCGCGATGTACGCAGCCTCGGTCATTGATGCGGAATAGGATCTCTCGGCCCTGAATTCGGCTCGGTACTTGTCGTTTTCGTCGTGCGATTGCTCGGCGTCGATGGAAGTCCCGCCCTGGTCCCCAAGCGGTCCATTTGCCTTGCAAAGTGCCTCGAACAGCTTGTCGCGAACATCACCGATCGTGATGGATGTATCCGCGCAAAACGCCGCTGCCAGCATTGGTTGCTTGGCCTGAGCGCAGAGCGCGGTGATTGTGGTCTGTCGTTTGGCTTCGTCGGCTGTCGCCTTTTGGATCGCGGCGGTAACAGCCATTGCGATTTCGTTCGCGTTCACAGTGGTCTGAGCGACCGGCTTTTCTTCAGTTTTCTGCGTGATTTCAGTCACCTTTTCAGGCTCCTTAACTGAGGCCATTGCGGTAAGTTGCTTCTGAACCCATTCAGGAGCCTTTGAAAATTGCTTCGCATCGAACGATGCGGTTATCTGCTTATTTGGAGTGATCGCGTCGATAAACCCTGCGGCCTTTGCCTCTGCTGCGGAGTACCACGTTTCGGCCTTCATTGCGGTTCGGATCTCCGCTTGGTCTTGCTTTGTCCTGCTGGCATAAATGCCAACTGCACTGTTCGTCAACGTCTCTAATGTTGACGCCATCCGGATCATGTCTTCCGATGTTCCCTGCTCGCTTGCTCTCGGTTCGTGGATCATCCAAACGGCGTTTTCCGCCATGCTAATCGTGTCCCCTGCCATCGCGATCACTGTTGCTATTGATGCGGCAAGCCCATCGACATAAACGCTGACGGTCGCATTACTGGCTACTAATGCGTTGTAAATCGCGAGTCCCTCGAACACTGATCCGCCTGGGGAATTGATCCGCAGATCAATCTCACCAATCTCTCCCATTGCGGACAACTGCTCAGCAAAGCTAGCAGCACTTGTGCCACCGCCAAAAACCGAGTCTCCGATGGTGTCATACAGCAGGATCTCTACTTTTTTGGGGGCCACCATTTTGATTGAATTCAGGTTCGTCATGTCGTCGCCCCGCTTTCCTGTTGCACGTTCTGCTCTACCTGCTGCGGTGCGATTGAATTGGATTGATCTTGCGATGATCCTGACGGCTGCATCGCCGCAGATTGCGATTGAGCGATTAGCCGTTGGCTCGGGATGATGTCGCCTTCGCGTTCCATCTCGCATTCCTTTGATCTTTGCTTGATAACGACCTCTAAATCTTGCTGATCTTCCGCGAGCGAATCGGCCAGCGTTGCAAGGTTGTTATTAATCGCTGTGACCTTGGCGTTAATTTCTTCGCCCGGCGTTAGTGCGTACGCAAACCTCGGTGCAGTCCATGAATGAGCCCGAAAACGAAAGCGGTTTTCGGCGTATTTGCGAGGATCGATATCCACGGCACCGACAATCACGGCCTCATCGACCATCCGATTCCACCACTGCGTGAGGAACATTTCTTGAATTAGTTTTTGGTTGCATCGTGCGGTGATCTTGGCCCCGTGAAGGATGATTCTGCCTCCGGCGAATGACACGCCGCGCCAGTCTTTCATCAGCATCTCGTATGGCCAGTTACAACCGGCTGCCACGGTGCGATTGTTGTATTCCTGCAGGCTTCCCACCGAGTTTGATTTCGTGGGCACGGAGAATTGAATCTCTTCGTCTGGCCCAATGTAATTAATGGAACCTGGTCGCACGTCCTGCAGCCTGTTGCTCGCAGTGTCGCTGCCAGTTGCTGCCCCGACCGCTTTCCGCAATGGGTTTGCTTTGGATTTAATGAAAACCGCGTAGCACGCCTCGACCTGTGCGGCGATGATTCCCGCCTCGGATAGGTCTTTACCGTCCTTCGCTCGATTCAGGCTTCGCGTCATCCATGGGAGCCCTCGCGACTGACCGGCAAACCACTCCACGAACACATGGCACACCCTTGACGCATCGACGAAATCGTATTCCATTCCAAATTCTTTGTCGTCATTTGGATGGTTTTTTCGAATCCAATACCCGGTTATCGCTTTTTTCGCGTTGTACTGGATGCCCATTCGGCAGAGAGGATCGCCCTCTTTTATTGGCGGTGTTTCGAGCCTATCAACGTCAATCACCTCGATAATCAATGGGATTGGTGCGTCTGGGTGCGACACGTCCGAAAACACCACCAGAGACTCGCCGTCCACGTCGAGATTTCTCGCAATCAGACACGTTTTCGCCCACAGCGAACGCTTTCTGGTTCTGCACGCAATCGGCGAAACCTGCGCGTAAAGGTCTTCGAGTTGCTGATTGTACCTGTCAGCCTCATCCTCGGTAATCACCCCATCTGCAGCGGTGATTTTCGCTTGAACGGTAAACCCAGTGCCGACAAAATGTTCCACTCGGGAATCAACAGCACCACCGATAAAATCATTGCGGTAGAGTTCACGGGAGTTTACGCGAGTTCGCTCCAGATCCTGGTCTAGGAATGCGTCCGTTGACAGCCTCGACCCAAGCCAACGGCCCTCGCGCAGCCGATCCCGCTCCGCTGCCTCTAGCGAGTTGCTTTGATATCGATTTGCCGATTCTGTGGACGCCTCGAAGATCCTGCGAACCGCTAATCGCCTCGCGCCCCACTCAGGGGAAACAGCGTAGGCAACAGCGTCAAGAAATGATGTAATGCTCATCTGCGCACCAACCTTGCTAGGTTCTGCGCGGGAGCGGAATCACCATCAATGCGACCTTCAAGCCATGTGATTTCATCGCGAATTTGTGGCAGATCCGCAGACGACCATTGGCGACCAGCAATTGAGTACGATACCCCGGTAGCGGCGATCTGTGCGTATGCCTCGCGAAATAAGGCTAGCAATTCGCCGTCGGAATACACGTTGCTGGTCGAGAATTTTGCCATGCGAGAATAATACGCTGGCAAAACTTGTGATTAGTAGCCCTATCTGAGCCCTGCGTACTATGTGCTAGTATTCTCGACAGTGATCCATTTGTTGTTGTTTGGCTTGTGTTTGCACGATGAGCACCACAAAAAACGAAACGTGAATCCGCCTCGTGATCTCGTACAATAGACCACGATCTTGCCTTCGCAGTCATTACATGGGCATGAATCGCCTGGCAATGGCCCATCGTCTCGCGTCCTGCACAGTCTGGTTAGCTCAAGCCTGCTCATCTCGACCCCCTTCGGACCCACCCACCAGACGATTGTGAGGCTGCTGGGTTGCGGACAAAAGCCTTTGGCTCATCCTTTGGAATCGGATTGGACGCCGCCACGCCACGCGCTGGCAGCCCCTCAGAATCGATCCACGAACGAGCCAGCGCAAGACCGTAACGAATGCAGTCTCGATAGTCGTTTGGCTGCGATTCGTTTAGCTTTGTCCACGTCAATTTTTGGTTTCCTCTCGCATCTTTTTTGTTTGACAACGTCCCGTTGCACAACTGCGACATGAAATCAATGTCGATCGAATTTCGCCTTGCGATCGTCAGGGATCCCGGTTCGTTCGCCAGTCGATCCTCGAGCATTGATTGAAGTGACGTCTCCCAAAAATCCGTGTTGACGTGCATCAATGTCTGCCCCTCGGAGTCTGATCTGGTCCTGTCGCCCAGCTCGACAATCTTGTACGGCTGTCCACCCAAGTCTCCGACCGACCCCTTGCATGGTATCACACCGAGTCGGCTGCTGCAAAATTCGTAAGTCTCTTTCGTGGCCCATCCCGAGTCAACCGCATTGATAATCGGCGTGATGTCTGGACCTTGGTCCTCGTGTTGATACGATTTTCTCATCACGTTTTCCCAGATCCACAGCAGGGAATTTGATTGGCCATGATCGATTTCCCAAACCCGATCGTCATCGCCGTGAGCCAGCAAAACCCACGGATTAAATCCTCCGTCAGCCTGCTGCCGATCGACCGTCACCGTCAAAAATCGCCCACCACTCGGGACGATCCTTGGCGGAATTATCCCGGTAATTCGCTCGGCGACCTTCTCGGGATCCGACTTGACCCGCTTGACCTCCCAGCATTCAGCCATATAAGAATTGACAACGTCCTGCAGGTCTCGCGGCTTGCGTTGAGCTCTCAGCCACGCTCGCGCAAAACCGCCCCAAGTCTCCGTCAGTGCATACCACGATGGCAGTGGTCCAAATCCGACAACGTCCGACCCCGCCTTAATCGCCGTCCCCTCAATCGATCCGTCCCTTGAAACATTGCACCCATCCGGAACCCAGATGCCTTGCCGCAGCATGGGGATTCTGTGGTGGCTTTCAATTCTTCCCCGACAATGCCCACACTCGTACCACGCTGTGCGAAACGCCAAATCAGGATCGTTTTTTCCGTCTAAAGTCTTTTCCCATCGGAATCCCCCCGGCGTGTCTTCGGTGCCTTTCCGAAGCAACTGATACTCCCCGCAGTGCGGGCAAGGAACTTGGCGTCGATGTATATTCGCGCGCTTCATCCAATTATCGACACGGCTTGAACCCTTAATTGTTGGCGTGCTTTCCAGGATGATTTTGTGGTTCGGAAAGCCCTTAAATCGATTCAAAAACAACGCCAGCGAATCAGCCTCGCTGCTGGCCTGCTCATCCCATTTGTCGATTTCGTTCGCGACCCCAAACCACGCACCAACGTCGGCAAGTGATGTCTCGGACCCCGACCACCCGATATAGATTCTGCACGCTTCAAGCCTCACGTCCAGTTTTGATCGCCTATGCTCGGGCAATAGTTGTTTGCGAACTTTGTCGGTCGATGCCAGAAGTGGATAGAGTCGAGACGATACCACTCGGCCGGCGCTGTCCTTTGTCGAGCTAGCGAACATCATGTTACGAGGCATCGTCCCGGCGACCCTGGCCATCAGCGATAGACATGTTGTCGTCTTTCCGAGTCGCGTTCCCCACTGAAGGACAATGGTTCTAACCGAAGGATTGTCGAACGCTTCCAGAACCCCGTCAACGTGAGGAAACGCAGCCAGCGAAAACGGCATTCCGCTGGTTTCGGTCCCCTCCGGCATCGTGACATTTGCTTCGAGCCATTCGCGGGAGCTCAGTTTTGGCGGCGGCTCAATGTGTCGCGTTGCCCGGAGTCTAATCGTCGGTTGCTTCGTCGTTATCGACAATGTCCGCCTCCAGTCGTCTGCGCAACATCGTGAGCACGCTGCGGCAATGTCGATCTGATTCCGATCTAATGAATTCCCTGCTGTCTGGCGGGGATGATGTTGCCAGGACTTCAGGGAGCGTCATTACCATTTCACGGGTTTCAATTAGGGTTGTTGCGGCCCATAGCTCCACGTCCGCCAATGGTATTAGCTCCCGCTTTTTGACGGATAGGTCTAACTCTTTTTGCTGCGCCTGAACAGTTTTGAGCCGAATTTCTGCGGCCTTGAGCTCATCGGACAGACCATCGCCTCCACCTCGCTGCCTGCGAAGCCACTGCGCGACTTTGGACAAATCGTATCCTGTTCGGCTCGCAGGAACCGGATCCTGTTCTTTCGTCCATTGATGAACTGCGGCCCGCGTAACCCCAAAAAAATCAGCGACCTCCGCCATCGTTTTCACGACGAACGAGGTTCTTTTCGTTTTTGGTTTTTCTACCACCCCAGTTGCCATGCTGTAAAGTTAAGCTACCTTAAGAAATTTCCGACAGACACGTTGCGCGGTGGGGGGGAACCT